ATAACATGGAAGCATATTTCAGACTGGCGAATGCCATCGTCTTTTTAGCAGCAAAAGATTATACCAAAGCCCTCAAAGATCTCCGGATCAACCCCCAGAATCGGGAGGCTCAGGCCCGGAAGGCTGAGTGCGAGCATTTCTTCCGCTCCGGCTGGTTCGGGATTCTGACCGATTTGGACGCAGAAGTTCTTATGGAAAAAATCAGAAAAGAGATTAACAGAAAGGCGGTGGCGGCATGACCGCAAAAGAGTACCTCTCCCAGGCATACCACCTGGACCAGCGAATCAACTCCCTCATTTCCCAGGTAGATTCCCTCAATAGTCTGGCAACCAAATGCACCTCCGTCATGACCGGGATGCCCCACAGCCCCAATCATGGTACCTCTTCCATGGAAAATACCATCGTAAAAATTGTTGATTTGCAGCGTGAAATCAACGATGAAATTGACCGTCTGGTGGATCTGAAGGTGGAAATCGCTGCCGTGATCCATTCCATGGAAAGCCCGGAATACAGACTGCTTCTGGAACAGCGGTACCTGTGCTTCCGCACATGGCCGGAAATCGCTGCCCAGTTGGGTTACTCCCTGCGGCACACCCAGAGAATCCATGAAGAAGCCCTGGAAAATGTGCAATTTGAAAAGTGACATGGTATGTCACTATTTATCCCATATTTGCTATGGTACTATTAGACTAGCAAAACAGAACACAGAACAGCCTCATGGAAGCGATTCCGTGGGGCTTTTCTTATGCCCCGGGAGGAGTGTATGACATGAGCTACCGTAAGGTCGGCTACATGGAACAGATATGGTACATCCTCAAATACAAGTTTACCCAACGATTCCGAAGGAGGTGAAATGAGTGCCGCGCAAACCCAAGCGACCCTGCTCACACCCAGGATGCCCCCGGCTGACCGATGGTCGGTTCTGTGAGGAACACGCAAAGCAGGAAGCGAAACGGTATGAAAAGTATGACCGTGATCCTGAAGTGCGCCGCCGTTATGGTCGTGCATGGAAACGCATCCGTGACAGATATGTTCAGCAGCATCCGCTGTGTGAATCGTGTTTGGAAAACGGTATTCTGATCCCAACTGAGGAAGTCCATCACAAGGTACCATTAGCCGAAGGTGGAACACACAACCAAGACAACCTTATCTCCCTGTGCAAAGCCTGCCATGCCAGAATCCATGCACAGCGAGGCGACCGTTGGCACAATCACTAGGTTGTGTCCTGTTTTTTCCCTCTGCCCACCCCCGGTAGGGGGGTCTGAATCTCTACAGCCTTTATGCGGTGCAACGGGCGTGGGGGTCCGTGTGCAAAATCGCGCTTTCAAAGGGGGAATTGAACAAGGTCCCAGTAGGAGGTGAATCCGTGGCAAAAGACGGAACGAACAGGGGTGGCGCCCGGGTGGGTGCCGGTGCCAAAAAGAAGCCCCTGGCTGACAAAATCGCAGACGGCAACCCCGGCAAGAGAAAGCTGACTGTCATCGACTTTTCTGACACAGCCGATTTAGAAGGTCAACCGATGCCGGAGCCCAGGGCGATGCTTTCTGCAAAGCAGAAAGACGGAAAAATTCTCGGTGCTGCTGAAATTTATGAAGCCACCTGGAATTGGCTTGCAGAGCGGAACTGCACCTCGCTGGTGTCTCCACAGCTGTTGGAGCGCTATGCAATGAGCGCCGCCCGGTGGATACAGTGCGAAGAAGCCGTTACTGATTTCGGTTTCCTTGCCAAGCATCCCACCACCGGAAACGCAATCCAAAGTCCCTATGTTTCCATGAGCCAAAACTATATGTCCCAGACCAACCGCCTTTGGATGGAGATTTTCCAGATTGTAAAGGAAAACTGCTCCAGCGAGTACAGCGGTGCAAATCCCCAGGACGACCTCATGGAGAAATTACTTCGTGCAAGGAAAGGAAATTGATACGATGTTTGAAAAAGTAAACCCGGCGCATCCCGATAAGATTGCCGACCGTATCGCCGGTGCCCTTGTGGATCTGGCATATAAGCAGGAAAGGAATCCTCGCATTGCCGTTGAGGTTCTCATCGGTCACGGCATTTGCCACATTATCGCGGAAACCTCTGTAAAGCTGTCTCTGGACGATGTAACCGCTGCCGTTCATCGCATTGCTGGTCCGGTAGAGGTAGATTATGCCGAACATCCCCAGGATGTCCACCTGGCAAATAATCAGGATGGTCGTTTCCGCTGTGGCGATAATGGCATCTTCAAAGGTGTTCCCGTGACCGAAGAGCAGTGGGCGCTTTCCGACATTGCCAGACGGATCTATAAGAAGTCCCCCTATGATGGCAAGTATGTCATGAACGGTGAACGACTGATTATCTGCCAAAGCAATGCAAAGGCAGACGCTCTGCGTAAGGTTTTCCCCTCTGCCGAAATCAATCCCCTGGGTGACTGGACTGGTGGATACAATGTGGACACCGGTGCTACCAATCGCAAGCTGGGCAGCGACATGGGTGACTCTGTTACCGGCGGCGGTCTGCATGGCAAGGATCTGTCCAAGGCGGATGTGTCCGTTAACATTTACGCATGGCTTATGGCACAGCGTACCGACCGCGTCGTGGAAATGAGCTGTGCCATCGGCGATACTAGGGTCAATGATATTCCATACTGGCTTATTGTTGAAACAGCGAGAGACTTCATCTGTACCCTGGGCGGCTTTGAGAAGTTTGCGGAATGGGGGCTGTTCTAATGCTGATTGAGAAAAAGCATACCGCAGACCTCCTGCCTGCGGACTACAATCCCCGTAAGGATCTGAAACCCGGCGACCCGGAGTATGAGAAACTGAAACGCTCCCTTGAGCAGTTCGGCTATGTGGAGCCGGTGATCTGGAATAAGACTACTGGCCGTGTGGTCGGTGGTCATCAGCGGCTGAAAGTCCTGCAGGACATGGGTCACACCGAGGTCGACTGTGTTGTGGTGGAAATGCCCGAGGATCAGGAAAAGGCTCTGAATATTGCCCTGAACAAGATTTCCGGCGAATGGGATAAGGATAAATTGGCGTTGCTGATCGCTGACCTGCAGGGTACTGATTTCGATGTTTCCCTTACCGGCTTTGACCCGGCAGAAATCGATGACCTCTTTAAGGATACCCTCAAAGACGGTATCAAAGATGATGCCTTCGATGTGGATGCGGAACTGGAGAAGCCAACCATCACCAAAGCAGGTGACATTTGGACCCTGGGCAGGCATCGGCTCATCTGCGGTGACAGCACCAGGGCAGAAACTTTTGAGCAGCTGCTCAGCGGCAAGAAGGTCAATCTGGTCATTACCGACCCTCCCTACAATGTGAACTACGAAGGCTCCGCCGGTAAAATCAAGAATGACAATATGGGAAACGATGCCTTCTATCAGTTTCTTCTGGATGCCTATACCCAGATGCACGCTGCCATGGCGGATGACGCATCCATCTATGTTTTCCATGCCGATACCGAGGGTCTCAACTTCCGCAGGGCATTTGCCGATGCGGGTTTTTATTTGTCCGGATGCTGTATCTGGAAAAAGCAGTCTCTGGTGCTGGGGCGCTCCCCCTATCAGTGGCAGCATGAGCCCTGCCTGTACGGCTGGAAGAAGGGTGGCAAGCATCAGTGGTACACCGGCAGAAAGGAAACTACCATCTGGGAGTTCGATAAGCCTAAAAAGAACGGTGACCATCCTACCATGAAGCCCATTCCGCTGCTGGCCTATCCCATCATGAATTCCTCCATGACCAACTGTCTGGTGCTTGATCCCTTCGGCGGGTCCGGCAGCACCCTGATTGCCTGTGAGCAGACCGACCGAATCTGCTACACCGTGGAACTGGACGAAAAGTTCTGCGATGTGATCGTGAAGCGGTATATTGAGCAGGTCGGTGATTCCCATGGTGTTACGGTACAGCGTGATGGTCTGACCTATACCTATGCTGAAATCGCAGAGGGTGCGGAAGTCATCCCCGGTTTCTAAGGAGAAGTACATGGAACAGAAAAAGTCTCTGACCCTCGGTAGCCTTTTTGATGGCTCCGGGGGATTTCCTTTAGGCGGCTTACTCTCCGGCATCACCCCTGTGTGGGCTTCGGAGATCGAGCCGTTTCCTATTCGGGTAACCACAAAACGGTTACCCTTCATGAAGCACTACGGTGACATCTCTGCAATGGATGGCAGCAAGATTGAGCCTGTGGATATCATCTGCTTCGGAAGCCCCTGCACTGATATGAGCATTGCGGGCAAGCGCGCCGGGTTGGGTGGTGACCAGTCTATTCTTTTCTATCAAGCCATCCGTATCATCAAAGAAATGAGGTGCGCCACCAATGGCCAATACCCAAAGTGGATCTGCTGGGAAAATGTCCCCGGCGCTTTCTCGTCCAATTCCGGGCGTGACTTCCAGGCAGTCCTTGAAGCCGTCATCGGTATCGTTGAGCCGGACACCCAGGTGCCTATGCCTGAGAAAAACCAATGGCCCTATGCCGACATCTACATGGGAGACGGATGGAGCGTTGCGTACAGAACTCTTGACGCTCAATACTGGGGCTTACCCCAGCGCAGAAAACGCATCTTTCTTATCGGATGTCTTACAGACCAACGTGCCGGAGACATACTTTTTAAGTCCGAAGGCTTGTCAGGGTATTCTGCGGAGGGCTTCCGAGCGTGGCAAGGAGCTGCCAGAGGTGCTGCGAATTGCGCTGGAACAACAGTCCTTGGCTTAGACGGGTACAACGGCACCGTTTCGGCGGTCGCATCTACCCTTGGAGTGAATTGTGGCGTCTCTACCGGGAGAAACGGAGTCGTCCTCAATGACCAGGGCGGTAGCCGCATGGATATCTCCCATGAAGTTACCTGCACCCTGCGTGCGGAATCACACCATCCTCCCATTGTTATGGAGCCGGAGGTTGTTGCCATTGAGAACCACCCCACCGATGGTCGAACCAGAATATCTGATTCAACCACCGTGCAGACGCTGACCTCCCGGATGGGGACCGGTGGCAATAATGTGCCGTTGGTTATGAAAGTCCGGTGCGGTTGCGAAGGTGGAGGAAAAGGCGCTCTGATCCAAACGGACAAGTCCGCCACGCTTTCCTGCAACAATGACCAGACATTGTTTGTCCCCAAGGTTTATGGCATCTGTTCCAAGGACAGCAATGCCATGAAATCCGATAATCCCCACAGCGGATTCTATGAAGCTACCACCACCCGGACGTTGGATGGAAACGGCGGCAACCCCACCTGCAATCAGGGTGGTGTCGCAGTCGTGGAAAGCTATGCCATCCAGGGTTCCATGATTGGACGGGCGGATACAAACGGTCCCCAGGGCAACGGTATCAATGAGGAAGTCTCCTTCACGCTCAACACCGTTGACCGCCATGCCGTCGCTGCCCCTACCTACTGTGCCAGCAAGTCCTCCTTCTTCACCAAAGCGGAAGAAGATCTTGCAAACACCCTGGTTGCCTCGGATTATAAAGACCCTCCGCTGATTAACAGCAGCACTACCATGGGCTACTCTGTCCGCAGACTGACTCCTATCGAGTGTGCCAGATTGCAGGGATTCCCGGACTGGTGGTGTTCTGATTTGGATACTCCCGATCCCACCGTAGATGATTTGCGGTATTGGTACGATGTGTTTGAAACACACCGGAAAATCATCGGCAAGGCTACCAAGCCCAAGAGTCTCAAGCAAATCACCAAATGGCTGCGTCATCCCCATTCGGATGCCGCCGAGTACAAGATGTGGGGTAACGGTGTGGCGCTGCCGTGCGTTGTATTTGTCCTCTCCGGCATCGTACTGTACGCACAGGAAACGCAAGAGAAAAGTTGTAACTAGGCACTAAAACACACAAAATTATGTGAAAACATTGTGTGTTTTATGCCTCAGATATAACTTGCTATTTAGGGCATTCAGAGCGAATATGTGTACTACCAAAAGGGAACACACCCCAAACACAAACGGAGGTACACATTATGAACGCAAAGGTTACCAAGCAGATCGAGGACATGAAGAAGCAGACCATCGGCGTTGAGGTCGAGATGAACAACATCACCCGCCGGGCAGCCGCCAAACTTGCCGCCGAACATTTCGGCACCGGCAGATTTGAGGATACCGCAGTTCGCAACGGATACTCCACCTGGAGCGCATGGGATGCCCAGGGTCGGGAATGGAAATTCCAGAAGGACAGCAGCATTCACGGTCCCGACCTCAAGAAATGCGAGATGGTTACCCCCATTCTTACCTACGCCGACATGGAAATCCTGCAGGAACTGATTCGCAAACTGCGGAAGGCAGGAGCCAAGAGCGATGCCTCCATTGGATGCGGAGTTCACATCCACATCGGAGCCAAGGGACACACCCCTCAGACCCTGCGGAACCTGGTCAACATTATGGCCTCCCACGAAAGCCTTCTGAAGAGCGCCCTCAACCTGGACGACTACCGGGTAAGGCAGTATTGCAGAATGGTAGATGCCAATTTCCTCCGGGAGATCAACCGCAAGAAGCCCACCACCATGGCAGCTTTTGCGGATGTTTGGTACACCAGTCACGATGCCAACTACGGCAGAAATCAGCATTACAATTACAGCCGGTACCATATGCTGAACCTCCACGCCACCTTCACCAAGGGAACGGTTGAGTTCCGGCTCTTCCAGTTCGACGAGCCTTCCGAGGATCGCAAGGGCGGCCTCCACGCGGGACAGCTGAAAAGCTACATTCAGCTTTGCCTGGCCTTGAGCCAGATGGCAAAGGAAGTCCGCACCGCAAGCCCCAAGCCTCAGCAGAACGAAAACCCCAAGTACGCAATGAGAACCTGGCTCCTTCGGCTGGGATTCATCGGCGACGAATTCAAAACTGCCCGAGACCTCCTGACCAAGCGCCTGGCTGGCGATGCCGCCTTCCGCACCGAGCGCGCTGCCTGAAGGACGCCGCCCCAGGCCCACCCCTGACCGCTTCGGCGGTCTTAAGGTGGTAGAAGGACAATTCTTCATTACTTACAGGAGGTTTCAAAATGAAAAAACGCTACTACATTGCTTACGGCAGCAACCTGAATGTCCGCCAGATGATGATGCGGTGTCCGGATGCTCGGATCATCGGCACATCTGTAATTCCCGACTACCGGCTCATGTTTAAGGGGAGCAAGACCGGATCATACCTGACCATTGAGGAAGAACCCGGATGCCGGGTCCCGGTAGGTGTTTGGGAAGTTTCCGCTATGGACGAACGAGCCCTTGACCGCTACGAAGGGTATCCGACCTTCTATTACAAGAAGGAGCTACAACTGCCCATTAAGGGCATTCGCACCGGAAAGATTCGCCTGCGGAATGTTTTCGTTTACATCATGCATGAGGATCGCAGCCTGGGAAAACCTTCCGGCTACTATGTCCGAACTTGCCTGGACGGATACCGTGATTTTGGCTTTGACATTGAGTATCTTCTGCAAGCCTATGAATACAGCGTAACGGAGGAATGCGTATGAAAGAACACACTTTTCAGCAGGCCATTTGCCCTCTGTGCGGTCAACAGTATACCGGACGACCGGCCTTGTCCAGAATCGATAACCTGACCCCCATTTGCCCGGATTGTGGCACACGGCAAGCGTTGCAGACCCTGGGTATTTCTTTGGAAGAACAGGAAAAAATTCTGGAAAGCATCCACAGATGCTACCGATAACAAGTTAATCTAACCTGGGCAGAGCCGAAAGGCTCTGTTCTTCGTTAGTGGTTAGACCCACTGATTACCACCGGATTACCGCTGATTTTTGATAAGTGGGTCAAATACAGCACCAAGCATCCCATAACCCATACTGGTTAGTCACACTGATTCGGTGTGGCTTTTATTTTTCCCTTGAGAGGTGACCGCATATCAGAAAGCTGAAAAAATATAAGCCGACCAGATTCATGGCCGACGGCTCCCATTATGACAAGGGTGCCGCTGACTATGCGGTCGGCTTTATTGAATGCCTTTGTCATACAAAAGGCACCTGGGCCAGAAAGCCCTTTGAATTGATTGACTGGCAGGAACAGATCATCCGGGACATTTTTGGTACTCTGAAACCCAATGGTTACCGGCAATTTAATACCGCTTACATTGAGATTCCTAAGAAGCAGGGCAAGTCGGAACTGGCAGCCGCTGTGGCCTTACTTCTCACCTGTGGCGACAACGAGGAGCGTGCCGAGGTGTATGGCTGTGCCGCGGATCGTCAGCAGGCATCTATTGTTTTCAATGTAGCTGCCGACATGGTGCGTATGTGTCCGGCTCTCAGCAAACGTGTCAAGATTTTGGATTCCCAAAAGCGGCTCATCTTTCTGCCCACCGGGAGCATCTACCAAGTGTTGTCTGCGGATGTTGGCAACAAACATGGCTTTAATACCCATGGTGTGGTCTTTGACGAGTTGCACACCCAGCCCAACAGAAAGCTGTTTGATGTCATGACCAAGGGCTCCGGTGATGCCCGTATGCAACCTCTGTATTTTTTGATTACCACCGCCGGTAATGACACGAAGTCCATCTGCTATGAAATACACCAGAAAGCGAAGGACATTATTGAGGGCAGGAAAGTGGATCACACCTTCTACCCGGTGATTTACGGTGCTGATGAGGCAGATGATTGGACAGATCCGGAAACCTGGAAGAAAGCCAATCCTTCCCTGGGCATCACCGTTGGTATCGATAAAGTACAGGATGCCTGTGAGTCCGCCAAGCAAAACCCCGGTGAGGAGAATGCCTTCCGGCAGCTTCGTCTGAACCAATGGGTCAAACAGGCTGTCCGCTGGATGCCCATGCATCTTTGGGACAAGTGTGTGTTTGCCGTAAATGAAGAGGATCTGGAAGGCCGGGTCTGCTACGGTGGCCTTGACCTTTCCTCCACCACGGACATCACAGCCTTTGTTCTGGTCTTTCCTCCTGCCGACGAGGATGACAAGTATGTGGTACTGCCGTATTTCTGGATACCTGAGGATAACCTGGATCTTCGTGTCCGGCGTGACCATGTACCCTATGACATTTGGGAACGGCAGGGACACCTCCAGACCACCGAGGGCAATGTTGTCCACTATGGTTACATTGAAAAATTCATCGAGCGGCTGGGCGAACGGTACAACATCCGGGAAATCGCCTTTGACCGTTGGGGTGCTGTACAGATGGTGCAGAACCTGGAGGGCATGGGTTTCACGGTCGTTCCCTTCGGACAGGGCTTCAAAGATATGAGCCCTCCCACCAAGGAACTGATGAAGCTGGTGCTAGAGGAACGGATTGCCCACAGTGGTCACCCGGTTCTGCGTTGGATGATGGATAACATCTTCATCCGAACAGACCCTGCTGGCAACATTAAACCCGACAAAGAAAAATCCACAGAGAAGATTGACGGTGCCGTGGCTACAATCATGGCGCTCGACCGGGCAATCCGGTGTGGCAACGATACTGGTGCTTCGGTTTATGACAGCCGAGGCATTTTGTTTATATAACAATCAGGGCATTAGTTGCTGTTGTAGCCGAATTTTCTGCTCTGCAGGGTCTCTTTCCACCAGGATTCTCTTTTCAAAACGACATGGTCGTCAATTTTCGCATTGTAGTTTTCCAATATGGAATACTGGAAATTCTGTTTTACATGGTCAAAGCCATACTTGTTGACTACGGCTATCAGTTCCTTGTTGCCACCATGACCGTTTGAAACATAGTTGCTCCAGCGCTGGAGCAGCATTCCTGTATCACTTGTAGCGGAACCCACATACAGCATTCCGTTGCTCTTGTCCGTAATCAGATAGACTGCTTTCTGATTCTCCAACGCCGCAATCCAGCTCTGCTTGCGTCGCTCCAGGATACTGGCTAATTGCTGGTACGAAAGACGGACATTGTCGTAACCCGGGAATTCTTCTCCATCATAGATTGCGGGCAATATCTGCAACACTTCCAGCTGATTGCAGACCGTGTTGTAGTACATTCCCTGGGTCTGGACTTGCTTATGGTATTTGATTATGACTCGGCCGAAGAACTTACGGTATTCCTCCAGTTCCTCTCCTTCATAATTAATGCCATCCAGAATGTCCAGATCTTTGGTCACACGCTTGATGGTTGTCAGCAGCCAAGTATCCCAGGACAATTTCAAAAAGCAAATCGCAATTTGTCCAACGGAAAAATATCGCTGCTTGGCTCGCCAAAAAAGCCAGCCTGTATTTATCACTTCAGGATTACGCAGATAAAGATCCAACGGATCATCATGTCCGTCGGTCTGGTTGAATTTAATCTTTACCTGATTTGCGATATCCGGGGATATTTGCAACAAATCGTTAATCAAAATATTCGCCATATCTGCACCATCCTAATCTGCAATTCATCAGATTTCTGATGTTTTTTTGATGATACCATATTTTCCCTCTATCGTCTATCCAAAAGATAGACATCTTTTTTAATGCATTCACTAAGGAGGCTGATGCGTAATGGGCCTGTTTACAGGCATTTTCAGATCCCGGGATAAGCCCCAAAACCGCACCCCCGGTAGCACTTACACCTTCTACATGGGTGGATCTTCTGCCGGAAAAAATGTCACAGAACGCTCTGCCATGCAGATGACTGCTGTGTATTCCTGTGTCCGTATCCTGGCTGAAGCGGTGGCAGGTCTGCCCCTGCATTTATATCGGTACACAGAAAACGGCAGCAAGGAGAAGGCCATTGACCACTCTCTTTACCATCTGCTCCATGATGAGCCGAACCCGGAAATGTCCTCGTTTGTGTTCCGGGAAACCCTCATGACTCATCTGCTCCTGTGGGGCAATGCCTATGCCCAGATCATCCGAAACGGCAAGAATGAGGTTATTGCTCTGTATCCGCTGATGCCTAACCGTATGAGCGTGGATCGGGACGATCATGGACGGCTCTATTACACCTACTACCGTGGCCCGGATGAGGCCATTAAAAATAAAGAATATGCGGTCACCCTGCAGCCGTCCGATGTCCTGCACATTCCCGGCCTGGGCTTTGATGGCCTCGTGGGCTACAGTCCCATCGCCATGGCAAAGAACGCCATTGGTATGGCTATCGCCTGTGAGGAGTACGGTGCCAAGTTCTTCGCCAACGGTGCGGCACCCGGCGGTGTGCTGGAGCATCCTGGCACCATCAAAGATCCCCAGCGTGTCCGGGAAAGCTGGCAGTCCACCTTCGGCGGCAGCGGAAACGCTAACAAAGTAGCTGTTCTGGAAGAGGGCATGAAATACACCCCCATCGGCATCTCCCCGGAACAGGCACAGTTTCTGGAAACGAGAAAATTCCAGATCAACGAGATTGCTCGTATTTTCCGTGTCCCACCCCACATGGTTGGCGACCTGGAAAAATCTTCTTTTTCCAACATCGAACAGCAATCCCTTGAGTTCGTG